TAGGACGTTTTGCTCCAAAACTTCAAGCTGGTTTGTATTATAGTCCATCTCGTAAAGTAGGTGTTACAAGTGAAGGTGAAAGAATTGCTGCTTTGCCTATTGATTCACTTGATTCAGTACGAGATGCATTTAAGGGTTACTATTCATACATTGATGATTTTATCGAGGATATGAAAAAAGTATTCCCAACACTTAATGATGATTGGGGTGTTTACGTTCCTGAAGTTAAGTATCTAGCACCTGAACCATTGGTTGATTATGATAATTTAACTTTAGCTGAATGGGATGAAGTCCACTTTGTAGGTGATGCTTTATCAGCACGTGGTATTACAGTATCAGGAGCACAAGGAATTTATGTTGCTGAATCTGTGCTTGGAAATTGGAAAAAACATTCGTATCTTTTAGAACAAGGTACGGGAGATATATTTTAATATTATGAGTGAAAAGTACGAATTTACTAGAAAATTGACTAAAGCAGACGGAACGATTGCTTATGTCTGGAATAACAAACTTCACAATTGGGATGGACCAGCACTAATCCCAGAAGGTGATATGCGTAAGCGTGAATATTATATTCACGGAATTCAAAAAACAGAAGAAGAATGGAAAGAGGCAAGACGCGATAGAGAAGGATTGCCCTGGTATAAAAACCCCTCATTGCGAGGCACAACACGTTTCTAATGGAAAAACCAATTGTAATTAACGCGAAAGAATGTCCTGAGTGTAATGTTCCTAAAGGTTGGGGACATGAGATTATTTTTGAAAACAACGAGCTTTACTGTGGTAAGTTGCTTGTGTTCAAGAAAGGTTGTAACTTTAGCATGCACTACCACTTAATTAAAGACGAGACTTGGTATGTTCAAGAAGGCGAATTTTTGTATCGTTGGATTGATACAGCAACAGGTGAAGTACATGAAGAACAACTACGTGAAGGTGATTCAGTACGCCAATTCCCAGGCCAACCACACCAAGTAATGGCTTTAACTGATGGTATTTTGTTTGAGGTTTCAACAGAACATTTTGATAGTGATAGCTATAGAGTGTATCGTAAATGGTTAGATGATAAAAACGTATGAAAATAGGATTATGTGGAACAATGAGTGTAGGTAAAACTACACTCGTTCACGCTTTGCAAGAGTTACCTGAATTTAAGGATTATATGTTTAGAACTGAACGTTCTAAATACTTAATGTCACAAGGTATTCCATTGAATACTGATTCAACACTTAAAGGACAAACAGTATTTTTAGCAGAACGTGCAAGTGAACTCATCCAAGAAAATATTATTACAGATCGTACTGTAATTGATGTTATAGCTTTTACTCAAGCTTCTAAATCAATAGATTGGACTGATAAAGAAGCATTTTATGCTTATGCTATGCGTTTAATCAAAGAATACGATTATATTTTTTATGTTTCACCTGAAGGTGTAGAAATTGAAGATAATGGTATTAGAGAAACTGATGCAGAGTATAGAAATGAAATTGATATAATTATTCGTCATATTTTAAGTCAACAGAAACATCGTATCAAAAACTACGGCATTCTTGAAGGTCCTACGGAACAACGTATTGAACAAATGAAATTTCAGTTAGGTTTATAATATTTATAACTAAATTACTAGTATGAAACGCTCTGAATTAGCCCAACAAATCAAAGAAATGATTGTAGATGTTCTTCAAGAAGCTACAATTGAAACTTCTCCTGAAGATTTAGCAAAAGCAAAAGCCGCAGCTGAAGATGATGATGTTATTAAAATAACAGAAGAAGATGATTTTGATATGGATGACGAAAAAGAACCGTCTGCTAAAGATATTAAAAAAGGTGATTCGGTTTCAACTCTAGCTCGTAAATTACAAGATACCACTAAGGAAATGAAATCTACTGTTAATAAGTGGAAACAAGCCGAGGGTGAAGAAAAAGAGCGTTTGTTGGCTCGTTTGAAGGAGTTAACTAAAATCAAAAAAGAACTTGAAAGTCTTATTTAAAAACATACAGACTTTACTTATTGTAGTATTAGCAGTTTTATTGTTGTTACAACGAAGCTGCTCTTCTACTCCTAAAGTAGAGCCCGAAGTTATTACAAAAGTAGTAACTCAATGGGATACCCTAGAAGTTACAAAAACTAAATATGTACCTAAGTACATTAAAAAAACCGTAGTAAACATTGACACCTTCCAGGCGCCAATTGATACTGTAAGTATTCTAAAAGATTACTACGCAAAATACTTTTATACAGATACAATCAAGATTGATACTCTTGGTACTATTGTGATAAATGATACGGTTACTCGTAACTTAATATCAATGAGAGATGTTCAATCCAACATATTCATCCCAACAACTACAGTTACTAATACTGTTTACCTCTTCAAACATGAATTCTTTAGCGGTATTTCGGTAGGAACAACTAATCAAGAATTACAAAATATTAATGGTGAGTTATTATACATTAATAAAAAAAGAAATGCATACGGTTTTGGAATAGGTTTAAACCCACAATTTCAACCTGTCTATACAGTCCGCATGTACTGGAAAATAGGTAAATAATGGCTGAACAAGATTTAAGAAAAATCATCCAACAGGAATATATTAAGTGTGCTTCCGACCCAGTACACTTCATGAAGAAGTACTGTTTTATTCAGCACCCACAACGTGGACGTATTCCATTCCATTTATACCCATTCCAAGAAAAAGTATTACGTTTATTTAGAGATAATCCCTATTCCGTAGTACTTAAATCCCGTCAGTTAGGTATCTCAACATTAGGTGCAGGTTATTCTCTGTGGTTGATGTTATTCCAAAAGGATAAAAACGTACTCTGTATTGCGACTAAGCAAGAAACAGCTAAAAACATGGTTACGAAGGTTAAATTCATGTATGAAAATTTACCTTCATGGCTAAAAATCCCAGCAGACGAAAATAACAAATTAACACTTAGGTTAAATAACGGATCCCAAATCAAAGCTACTTCAGCATCAAGTGATGCAGGTAGATCGGAAGCCGTTTCTCTTCTATTAATTGATGAGGCTGCCTTTATTGATAACATTGGCGAAATCTGGGCCTCAGCTCAACAAACACTTGCTACTGGTGGTGGGTGTATTGCTTTATCTACTCCTTATGGTACAGGTAACTGGTTCCATCAAACATGGGTTAGAGCAGAAAATGGCGAAAGTGATTTCTTACCAATCAAATTACCTTGGTATGTTCACCCAGAACGAGACCAATCATGGAGAGATAGACAAGATGAATTACTAGGTGATCCTAGAATGGCAGCCCAAGAATGTGACTGTGATTTTAGCACCTCAGGTGACACTGTATTCTACGCTGAATACTTACAATTTTATGAACAAACATACATTAAGGATCCACTTGAAAAACGTGGTGCTGACCAAAATCTATGGATTTGGGAACCCGCTGATTATTCAAGATCCTACCTTGTGGTTGCTGACGTTGCTCGTGGTGATGGTAAGGACTACTCTGCATTCCATGTTATCGACATTGAAACCAATACTCAAGTCGCTGAGTATAAAGGTCAACTCGGCACTAAAGAATACGGACACTTATTAGTAGGTATAGCTACTGAATATAATGAAGCATTACTTGTAATTGAAAATGCTTCTATTGGTTGGGCAACTATCCAAACTGTAATAGAAAGAGGATATACTAACCTATTCTATTCAAGTAAGAGTGATTCCGCAATGAGTGATTCGTATTTTGACAAATATATGGATACATCAAAAATGGTAGCTGGTTTTACTATGACATCTCGAAATCGACCTATGATTGTAGGTAAGTTTCAAGAGTATGTTAATGGTAAAGATGTTACAATTCAATCAAGACGTTTGATTGAAGAAATGAAAGTATTTATGTGGAAGAATGGCCGTGCGGAAGCACAGCAAGGATATAATGATGATTTAGTTATGGCATTTGGTATCGCTATGTTTATGAGAGATACTTCATTCAAATTTAGATCACAACATTTAGAAGCCTCTAAAGCTACTTTAAATAATATCTCTAGCAATAGAGTAAGCTGGCAGGGTGGTTATAATGCTAATGGTACCCAAAATCCATACAAGATTGAAAATCCGTATGGCAATGGTGGCACTGAAGACATTAGTTGGCTTCTTAGGTAATATTTATAATAATAAACAAAACAATGGCTGATACTAGTTTATTCAAAAGACTACAAAGATTATTTTCTTCCGACGTCGTAATTAGAAACGTTGGTGGTAATCAACTTAAAGTAGTCGATACGGATCACATTCAAACCTCTGGTGAGTTCCAAACAAACTCTCTAATGGATAGATTCTCTGGTATCTATCAAAACCCAGCCTCAACTTCTTTATACGGAGCTCAGTTCAATATGAACTATCAGTATTTAAGAACTTACATCTACTCAGATTATGATTTAATGGATACAGATGCTATTATTGCTTCTGCACTTGATATTATTGCTGATGAATGTACTCTTAAAAATGATATGGGTGAAGTACTTCAAATCAAATCCTCGGATGATGATATTCAAAAGATCCTTTACAATTTATTCTACGATATCTTAAACGTTGAATTTAATTTGTGGTCTTGGACTCGCCAAATGTGTAAATATGGTGACTTTTTCCTTAAACTAGAAATTTCAGAAAAATATGGTGTTTATAATGTAATCCCATATTCAGCATACCATATTGAAAGACAAGAAAATTTTGACCCAGAACACCCATCTAAAGTAGTATTTAATTACAACCCAGAAGGTATCTATGGTGGTACTTCCTCAGGATATTATAATACACCAAATCAAAGAGCAGCTGGTAATACTATTACATTTGATAATTATGAGATTGCTCACTTTAGATTACTATCGGATGTAAATTATCTTCCATATGGTCGTTCATACATTGAACCTGCTCGTAAATTATACAAGCAATATGCGTTGATGGAAGATGCAATGCTAATCCATAGAATTGTCCGCGCCCCAGAAAAACGTATTTTCTATATTAACGTTGGTTCTATTCCTCCAAATGAGGTAGAAAACTTTATGCAGAAAACAATTTCTACAATGAAGCGTACACCTTTAATGGACCAGAAAACAGGTGAGTATAACCTGAATTATAATATGCAAAACATAATGGAGGATTTTTATATCCCTATTAGAGGTAACGATCAAGCAACTAAAATTGATACTACAAAAGGTTTAGATTACGCCGCAATCGAAGACGTAGAATACCTAAGAGAAAAATTATTTGCTGCTCTTAAAGTGCCTAAAGCATTTATGGGCTATGATGAAAATTTATCTGGTAAAGCTACACTAGCAGCTGAAGATATTCGTTTCGGTCGCACAATTGACAGATTACAACGTATTCTAATTTCAGAATTATATAAAATCGCTTTGGTTCACCTATATTCTCAAGGATATAGAGACGAACAAATGACTAATTTTGAGTTACAATTAACTACTCCATCTATCATTTACGATCAAGAAAAGATCGCATTAATGAAAGAGAAAGTAGATTTAGCTTCTCAAATTATGGAAAATAAATTACTTCCTACTGATTGGATTTATAACCATATCTTCCACTTTAGTGAGGACGAGTATGAAGAGTATAGAGACTTAATCGCTCAGGACCAAAAACGTAGATTCCGTATGGCTCAAATTGAGACAGAAGGTAATGATCCACTTACAACAGGTCGTTCATATGGTACTCCACATGATCTAGCTTCATTATATGGTAAAGGTAGAATGGAAACAGACCCAGGTAATGTACCTGATGGTTATGATGAAAAACGTCCTTTAGGTCGTCCCGAAGAGAAGGTTTCAAATATTAATACTCAAGACAACGCTTTCGGTAGAGATCGTTTAGGTAGAAAGGACATGAAAGTAGATGACCAATCTACAGTTAGTGAAGCCGCAAAACATAATTTTGCTAAAAACCGAACTTTAT